CATCACCAGTTCTTCGGTCATGTTCTGTGCGCTATAGCCGTGTTCGAGCACCGTGCGCGGTTCATCCCGAACGGGGCGCAGTAGGCCACGGTCTAGCGTGACTTCGGAAAACCCACAGCCCAACATGTTGTTCAGTACTTCTTTTGTCGTGCTTTCTTCCGTGACCGCCATGTCGACATGATCGGCCCGAGTTGCCCAGATGCCGTCGGCCAGTCGATCGGTTTCCATTAGGTCGATATCGGCGTCGGTCAAGCCAACGGACTCCGCCACGTAAATAAACGGCGGGGCGACATCGCGGGTTGCCTGCGGCGACAGCCATACGCCGCCCGAACGGACAGGCAGCATGCGCGTCGCGATTACGTTGATCTGGCTTTCCGACTGCGATGAAATTCGATCGGATATCTGGATCCGGCCGGAAATCGTCGTGCACTGCGGGTAGGACGCCGGCATGGGCAGCGTGCACTTCAGCGCCAACCATTGGATGGTTGAACGCCATTCGATGTTCTGGGCCATCGGGCCGGTCTTGCGCATGCGAACTTCGGGGCGCATCGGGTAGGGCAGCGCCAGGTTTTGGGTATCGCCGATCTGGTCAAGTGTGTTGTCCGTCAGCGACCGGGGAACGCTGGTCCAGGCTCCGGCGATGTCCATGTCGCGGTACTGCAGTTCATAGGAAACTTCCAGGCTGTAAAAATCGCCCTTGGCACCAACGCCTACCAGGCCTTCCGGTAAGAAAACATCCCATTCGAGGTTCTGCGTTATCTCGCACGCCGGGCACGCAGGGAACGGCCCGCGCCAGCCCCCCTCTAAACTGGAGCCGTCGAGCGAAATACTGGCCGTGGTCAACGTCGTGTTATCGAATCCCGGAAAACTGACGTCAGTTGAGCCTGAAGAGGTCAGGCGCTCAACGGTCATGACGTTGGAGCCGATCGACAGAATGCGATACCGCAGACCGGCCGGCCCGATGGTCGCCGATCCGGAACCCAGCACCAGGCTATTTGCGGCCCCGCCAGCAGCAAAGTTCAGCGTCAGGTTCGTGCCATCCCATGAATTGACGATGTAAAGCCCAGCGTTCGTCCCAACGATTTCGACCGACTGCCCAACGAACGGCGCCAGCATGGCAAGCGGGCCGGTGATCACGTCGCGAGCCGCCCCGCCGCCATCGGTCACGGTGTAGGTGTAGGGCACGACCATGCGAATCGTCATGCCCACATCCCAATCAGTCGGGAAGGTGCCGGCGCCCAGCGGAATGGTCACGGTATAGGCGTTGAAGTTTATCGAGGACGCGACGACGTTGGGCGTCAAGGCCGTCGATGCTGTCAGCTCAAGGCCCGCCGCACCGGTCGAACTGGAGCCCACTTCAGGCGCGGTATGCCACCACACGCACGACGGGTCGCCGCTGGTTATCGCACCGGGCTGGTAGATTTGGTATTCGGCTTCTGCGCCCAGTGCCAGGATGGCGGTTTCGCCGACCTTGACGTTATCGGCGTTGATCTGGAACTGCCCGACACCAATATTCATGTGGAACCGAATTTGCTGGGTTCGGCGGTCGGAGAAATATTTATGGGGCGGGAGCAGGTAATCTGGATAGATTTTCTGCGTCCCGAAGGACTCGCGAACTGGTTCACCGAGTTTCACCTTGTTGCCGCGCACACTGCCCTGGCCCAGCGCCTGGCCCTGCCCCGGGGCGTTCGGAGTTCCCGGCAGCTTCGGCATCAGCATGCCAAAGATCGCCCGAATGCCGCCGAACAGCGCGGCCGTGATCGAAAAGGGGTCGGTGCCCTGAGGGACTGCGCGGACTTCCAGGTAGTCTTTCGGCCGGAAATAGGTGGTCGGCCAGTCCTCCTGCAGAATCACCTCTTCATCCAGTTTGACCAGTGCCGGCATGAAATCGCCGGGCTTGTAGCCGCCACTCAAACTGCAATAGTCGTCGAGCCATTCCGCAATAGACATGCGGCGGTTTGTGGTCTGCGTATCGCACGGGCCGCCGTCGAGTAGATTAGGGAATATTTCGATCACGATAAAACGCCACCTTGTAATAGGTCTGCAGAAAACGGTCGACGTACATCCAGCGGACGCCGCTGCCAGGGTTGGTTTCCAATAGCGCCATCCTACCATCTATTTCAATCGCGACGGCCACATGCACCAGCACCTGGGCCCGGAACACCGCGGCAATGTGCCCCGGCCGCAACTCCGGCACCCGCTCCAGTGGGCCGGTCGTCAGGTCGCGGAACAGCCGTTGCATGGCCAGCGGGTTGTCTTTGTTGGCGTCAAGCGTGCCGTCCAGCACCGGCAGGCCCAGCGCCTCACGAATCAAAAGCGTGAGGCCCCAGCAATCGAAGCCCTTCAGGGTCCGGCCGGATTTCACATAAGGCACGAACAGGTATTTTTCGATGTCGATCATGTGATGTATTTGATCCCCGGTGCCCAGTCGGACGTGTAGCGGAAACGCGGCCAGGCCGAGCCGATCAGATTAAAATACCCGCCCTGAATTTCGATCGTCGCACCCCGGGCGCTGAAATTCAGGGCCGTCAGCACCATAGGCCGTTCGGCTGGGGCGGATGGGTCGGATTCGAGGTATACGCGATAAACCATTTCAACTTCAGCGCCGGCAGCCTTCGCCAGATCAAGGCGTTTTTGCGCCTCGCCGCGAACATTATCCATCGCGATACCCAAGACCTGGTTGGCTTCGTTGCCCTGCTTCGGCAACGCCGCATCCAGCCCGAGCGCCTGAAAAATTACCGTCTGCGACGTTTCCAGCGTAAACGTCTGATCGAAGAATCCCGATGTCAGATAAAGCGAATCGGCCCACGCGGTCGAACGCAGCTCAATGGTCGGGATTTCGACGTCAGTGCCGCCGCTGGACCGCAGTATGTTCAGCGGGTTCAATTGCCTGCCCTCCGCGTGTTGGTGATCTGATTGGTCGACTGTGCGGTTTTACCGCCACCCATCTGGTCACCGGCAACCACGTCGATCACCCAGGCCCGATCGGCGTCGCTGAATCGAGCGACTGCTGACGCCTGCTGCCCGGTATAGTTATTCACGTTGACGATCGGCGCGTTGCCCCCGCCGCTGCCCATCTGTGCGCTGGCATCCTTGTTATTGACAACCTGACCCCGCTGGTTGGGAATCATGTACTGCTGGCCCCCGGCGCTGAACACCTCAGGGGCGCCGCCTTCGTTGACCCGGTAAACGCTGTTCGCCGAAACGTTACCACCGGCACGCCGACCGCCGCCGAAGCTCTTGGCGAGCAACATGGTCGCCAGCAATGCCGCGCCGCCGATCACCGCCGCGCCGCCGAACGATGCGATCGAGGACAGGCCTGCGGCCGGGGCCATCGAGGTTGCCACCGCTGGGCCGGTTGCCGCTGCGGCCGCCGTGGTGGTCGTTGCGATCGTTGCGGTCGCGCCAGCCTGAGCGGCGGTTACCGCTGCAATGCCGCCGGTCTGGGTTGCCGTGGTTGCCGCGGCTGCGCCCTGCATCATGATCTGTTGCTTGACCCAGTCGGTGCCCATTTGGGTAAAGGCGCCGATCACCGTTCCGAGAACCGTTTGCGCTACGCCGCCCAGTGCTTCGCGCCAGTTTGCTGTGCCTGAAGCCAGGCCCGCCAGCGCCTGCGCACCCTGAGCGCTGAGCGCGTCAAGGCTATCGAACAGGATCTGGTTCCCCATTGCCTGCGATTTAAAGTTTTCCTCTTGAAGCTGTTTCATTTTCGCCGCGTTTTCCGTCTCGGCGATGTGCTTCAGCTCCAGATAACGCTGATCGCTGAGCAGCTTCTGCGCGTTCAGGTCGTCCAGGCGCTTCAGTTCTTCGTCATAGCTCTGGGTCTGCGCGGCGATCGGATCGGCCTGCGCAAGCGCGGCCTTCGCGCCTTTCAGATCGTACAGGGCCGCCGCCATATCGCGAATGCGCTGCACTTCGTCAGGGGTGGCGAATCGGCTCAGCCCTGCCTGCGCAACGTCCTGCGCAACTTCACGAGCGGTCTGCCCCACGTTGCTGATTGCCAGGCCCAGTTCTGCAAATTTCTTCTGATCGCCAGCGATCGCGGTGCTGCGTTCCTTTTCTGCTTTGCGTTCGGCGGCCTCGGCTTCACGCTGCAATTTCGCGGATTCAGAAATCCCGGCTTTCTTGACCTTCAGACGGTTTTTCTCAGCCTCGGCCAAGTTGAAGTTTTCCACGGCCAGGGCGACCGCTGCGGCACGTTCCGAATCCGTAGCCCCAGCACCGAGTTTTTGAATGGCGGCCAGTTTGGCGCGCTCGACCCCCTGAGCGCGCAAAAGCACGTTTTGTTCGGCCAGTTGCTGGATTACCTTCTGGCCTTCGACGGTCGTCGTTGCGGCGGCGCCGCCGGTTCCAGATTCCTGTTTCTGCTGAGCAACGCGACGATCCTGCATCGCCCGAATTTCTTCGTTCAGCGCGTCGATCCGCTGACTGGTGGCGTCGGCAGTTTTCGTCAGCCCGGCTCTGACCTGAACGGCATATTGCTGTTCGGCTACGGCACGCTGCCGTAGCAGGTCGTTGAACCGCTCCACGTCGGTCGGACTGAACGAACGCTGAACGCCCAGCGCTACCGCATCGAGGGCCGCAGCCAGGGTACGCGATGCGCCCGTTGCACGATCGATCACCGACAGCGCGGCGCCGAATTGAGTGGTAAGGGCGTTCGCCGCCTGGCCGATCGTGCGTGGCAGCTTTTCGAATTCTGCATTGACGTCTTGCGAGCGGCCCAGCAGCACATCGAACAGATTTTCGGCCGTGATCTGACCGTCCAGCATCATCTGCCGCAATTGGCCCAGGCTGACGCCGAAGCCCTTGGCGATCTGCCTGGCGAGCTCCGGAGTGTTCTCGATAACACTGTTGAACTCTTCAGCGCGCAGCGTTCCGCCAGCCAGGCCTTGGCTCAGTTGGCGCAGGGCGTTGCTGGTTTCCTCGGCGCTCGAACCGCCGATCGTGCCGATTTTCTGCAGGGTTCCGGTCAGCTGCAGGACTTGGGCGTTTGTTGCACCGAGCGCAGTCAGGGTGCCGGTCAGGGACTCCCAGAGTTTGACCGTATCGCCCATCGTGCTACCGGTTTTGCTGGAAATGCCGAGTAACGCCTGATAGCTGGCTGCAGCAGTATCAATATCGGGGCTGAGGCGGTTGATCCGGGACTGAAACAGCGTGAACTGTTCAGCCATCTGCCCCCATTGCTTGATGGTCTGGATACTGATCAGGCCGGCGATCACTGTTGCAAGCGGGGTAAGCGTTGCGGCAAAGCCTTGAGAGCTCTTCGCCGTCTTGACGGTATTGCTCTGAAGATCGGCGTAACGCTTATCGAGCTTCGCCAGTTCGGCGGAATACTGCGCGGCGCTGAGCCGGCCGGCATCGAAGTGCTGACCCAGTTCTTCGGTCCAGTTGTCGAGCTGCTGGGTTTTGCCGATCAGCGGGTCGATCTGGCCGAGCAGCTTGCGCAGCGAAGCCGCAGCGCCATCGGCGTCCTTGCCCATACTGTCGAACGAATCGCCAGCCCCCTTCGTAGATTTCTTGGTCCGGTCGGCCGCCCTGTCGGTTTTATCGAAAGACGCCTGTAGCGCATCGAGACTGTCGACCGCACGTTTGCCGGCATCGATGACCTTGTCTGTCTTGGCATCGACTTCGTAGTAGATCGCGCCGGCGTTTTCTGCCATTACTTTTTCCCCGACCGCAGTTTATTGATTTCAGCAAGTCGGGCCATTGTAGCCTCAACCTCCGAACCGGTCAGGGGTTTCGCAGCAACTTCGCCAGGTTTGCGCGGGAACTTGGATTTCATGACATTGACGAAACTGGTCATGGTCATGTTCCAGGCATCCGATTCTGACAGGCCCAGGTGCGCGATGGCCGCCGAAACGTATTCCTGCGCATGAAACTCGGCCAGCGGTTCGCCGCCAGCCTGCCCATCGTTCTCGACGTCGCCCGGCACCCCGTGACGGATCAGGCCTTGGGCAATCGCGACGATGTCATAGGCCGGCATGGTCCCGGGGCTGTAATTGATCCGCCCACGGCCAGGCACCATGCCGCCGATCAAATCGCCCAAGTCCTGGTCACCGGCGCAGGAATAGAGCACCGTCAGCGCCCATTCGAACCGTTCCTTGCGAAAACGCTTCAGCAGGAACGGGTTTTCGGGCCCCGGTTCAGGAGCCAGGAGCAGGGCGGTCGCTTCGATAATGTCGGCTGGCGAACCGATCTGCGACACAGAAAAAAGGGACGGCCGCAATAGATACGACCGTCCCCCTGTTTCTATGCCGACCTCGCCAATGGCGGTCAGCGCGCGCATTTAAAACTCGAGCATCCAGGCGGTGACACTGGTTGCCAGGGAAATGTCCAGCGTTACCGCACCTTTGAGGTAGGTGCGGAAGTTGGCCAGCGGAATCGCGACTTTTGCGCCGGCCCCCACGGTCAAAACAGCCCCTGTCGAGGTGTTGAACGTGGAGCCGGTGCCCTCAACCTTGACCGTTGCCGGGGCGTCGGAGCCGTCGAGGGTCGCGGTGATGCTCGATCCGGAGGCGTTTTCGATGAACAGAACCTGGCGCTTGCTCGAATCAAAACTGAGCGTGTTGGACAGGCCAACCGCGACCGGAGTGAGGACCGTTTGACCAACAGCGGCGAACGGGTTGACGCTCGGAATATTAGCCATTATGGAACCACCGGAGTGTCAGTGATGATCAGGCCGAACGGCGAGGACGCCGCCTTGGCTTCGAACGTACGGGTCGCGACGTCAGTGGTCGGCGAGGCGTTCGACAGGTTGGTGATGAGCATAAAACACTCGTACGTCAGATCCGGCGCCGTCAGTCGGATCCAGGCGTAGGGCTGGCCACCGGTCAACACCGGGTTGGCAACGTGCTTGATCAGCGCGATCTGGTTGGTGATACCGACCACGTCAGCGCGACGGGCAACCAGGTCACCGCTGATCGAGTAGTTCAGGTAGGTGGCGATGGTTTCTTTCAGGTTGCCGACGGTGTCGTCCGCAGTCGGGTCCGCCTCATCCCACTGGATGGTCTGGTCCTTACTGGTGAACGCGCCGATCGGGATGTAGTCGCCAGAATCTGGCTGGACGTCGCCGCAACCGATGAAATACTCGATTGCAACGTCACGCCCGACGTATTTCGGGTTAGCGCAGGTTGCCATTTGACGGCCCTCTGTAGGAATAAAAGTTTTGCCCTAGAGGGCGCGTATCATGTTAACGCATCGCCGACAAGACGTCAGCTAATCACTTCGATGTTTAATTCCATCCATGGGCGCTCTTCGATCGTGAAATGCGGGCCGATCGGCGACGCCTGCATCTTTAGCTGAGCCGCCCCGCAAACCTTGAAGTCATCGACAAGGCGTTCCCTGATCGCGTAGGCGATATCCCGGATCGGTTTCATGTCGGCGCCGCCCTTCTGCGGCCCCAGCAGCGTGACGCGAATCGAATCGTAGAAAACCCCCGGGTCTCTTGAAACCGGGCCCCCCATCGAACCCAGGTAGCAGATCCGCTGCGTGGCGTTTGCTGCGGTGTCTTGCCATTTACCTTGGGCGAACACGAAGCCGTACCCCGCCCACAGCGGATCGGCGCTCAGCCACTCTTTGACCGCTTCGACCGGGATGATCATAACTGCATGCTCTTCTTGATTACCGCTTTGATGTCTTCAAGGCCGTCGCGCTCGAAACCCTTCGTCAGGAATCCGGGTTCCGCCCCATTCGGCCCTAGCGCGCCGTCCCAGACGTTGCCGAGCGACGCCGGATAACGCGGGGTGTCGGTGCCCTTGAGCGTGCCAGGGGCTTCGTGAACGGCGGCAGCATATTTTGCCGTGTAGCCGTAGCGGCCGGTCCAGCCGTTGGCGTTGCGTTCGATTTCACGGAACCGGCTGTTGACCAGTGTGCCGATCGCCATCGGGGTCAAGGCGTCTGCGTACCCGCCGCCGACGATCAGCACGTTGGTTATCGTTTCCTCAGTCATCGGCCCGGCGATGTCCTCGAAAATCTGCGCCAGCTTTGACCGAACCGTGTTCATTCCGCGCGCAGGCATCTCAGGTCACCGTCCGAAAATCGGGCACGTCGTCAAACATGAGCATGTCCCATTCCATGTGGCTGCGGATTTCTTGCCAGTCAGTCGCCGCCGTGGTGTTGAGCTTGATCAGGTCCAGGTGTTTAGGTCGGTTGTCTTCAGACCAGATAATGTACTGGCTGACGAACTCGACGCCGTTCGCGTCCTTCATTTCCTTGGATTCCGCAGCCCAGGTACAGGCGATTTCGTATTCCGGCCCATAGGTAGGCGTCTGCGTGTCCAGATCCAGGCCGGTCAGCGGCTTGACCGTGGCGGTGTTCTTGTAAGACCAGCGTGCGATCACCGACATATCAGCAGCACCCGCCGTTCGGGGCGCCAAGGAAAAACGCGCAATTGGCTGCGGTCGGATCCTGAGGAATGATGTCGGCGAAACAGCCGTATTTGTCGAGGCTGTCGAGCAGCGCCCGGTATTTGCTGTAGCCCTCTTCAAGCGTGCCGAACGCATAGGACTGCGACGCCCCGGAGGGCGCCCGCTGCTGAGTGATGTACTTGTTCCCGGCCACCACACCGAACAGGGCCAGGGCGTAATACTTCATCATCAGCGCGTCGCCCGGGTCGACCCCGTTGTTCGTCAGGCAGTCATCGGCCGAGTTCAGCTTATTGACGATCAGCTGCAGGAGCGGGTCGGGGATCGTCAGGCCGAGCGACGCGAGCCATTCTTTCGCGGCTTCAAGGGTCAGTTCCATCGCTTATTGCCTCAACGGCAGATCGGTGCCGCCTTCGTACCAGGTTAGGAAATAGTCGATATCCGCCGTACCCGTACCGGTGTTTTTGATTTCGATGAGGTACGTGCTGTTCGTTTTCAAGATCCGATCGCCCCCGGGCGCCAGGCCCGAGCCTACGCGTTGCCCGGCAGCCGAGGAGCCGAACAGGCGTTGCGGGTCGCCCCATGCCGTACCGTTCGAAACCACGGTAACCCCGCCCTGTACCGCAACCGTTGTCGCCACCGGGGCCACGTCATTGTAGTTCTGAACGACGATCGGCGAACCACCCGATGGGGTCGTCGGCTGTTTGAAAATCTGCAGCGAAGACACCGCACCGTTGCTGTACATTTCCCGGGCCTTGATCAACACGCGTTTGGCGCCGGTCGTGAACAGGATTTTATAGAGCCCAGTCGTGGCGACCAGTTGCGGCAGCGCATGCTGGATGTAGAACTGCACACCGGCCTTTGTATTGGCTTCGATGTAGCCCTGCTGGGTCTGCGCGCGGAAACCGCTGTAAACCCCTGGTGGCGATAGATCCATCGGGAAGCCATAGCGCCAGATTTCGGCGGACGCGGACGCCGCAACGACCGCACCAGTGCCTGCTATGCTCAGGCGGACGCGCAAGATCGGGCCGTTGATGAGCCACTGGCCCAGGCCTGATGGATGGATGGCTACGAAGTCTTCAAGCGTTGCCGTGGTTGAGACCGAAACCGTGCCCTCTACACTGGGCTGGATCTGCACGCCACCGGCATCGAAATAGCGAACCAGGATGCTGGCACCGCAGTACTCAGCCGGCATGACCTCTGATTGGGTCGAACCGCGGGGAATGTCGAATCGAAAGGCCATGGGCGAACGCTCCTTGAAGTTGGCACAGCGTACCACGTCACGACGAACGGGTAAAAATAACGCTTGACTGTACGCGCAAAGCCGAATAACCTCAGTTCATCAAATCAATAGCTAGGAGCGCAACGCGATGGATACCGTTACGGAAGTCTTATTTTTGCTTTTTGTTACAGTTTCCACCTGGTCCGCCGGTAGCTGGGCGCTATTTAAATTGAACAAGCCGATTGCTTGCTGGGCGGTTCTCCTAACGATGCTCCTTGTTCAGGGTGCAGCCTTGGTTCGAATATGCACAATCCCAATCGAATAAAACGCCCGCCCCAACCGCCAGCAAAAGGCTACTGCTGGGCCCGCATCAAAGGCGGCCCACGCGACGGCGAATGGGTTCAGGTTCTTTTGCCTCAATATCAGGAGCTTAAACCGTGGAAAACGACATGAAAATCCGCATCGACGGGGCCCCGTGGACTTCGATGGACGAATATCGGTTACCTGGGGGCGGCTACCGTCTGCCCGCCTATTGCGAAATTCAAATAAGCGGCACCTTGATCGTCAATGACCCCCTGATCTTTGGCGATCTCGAATACCGGTTTCAGCCTTGCCGCCACGCTCGCAAACCGCGTCAAACCCCACCGTTCTGGAGTGCTTACAAAAAATGAACAATAATTTCTGTGACTGCAGCCAAGGGCGTTTCCCGTGCACCTGCACATTGAAGGCCGATCTCGCTTCGTCCGACCCGCTGCGCGGCCGCCGGGTTATCGGCCTGCCGCCTGAACTGGCGGCGCCGTATGGCGATGAGCAGCCGGACTTCTACCGCAAGGCGGCCGAAACCGCACAGGCCCGGGTTTCCACTACGTGGGTCGAGCTGAACGCGATCAAATGGAAACTGCGCATCGTCGAGACCCTGGCCCTGATCGGCTGGGCGGGGCTGGTGCTGACTCAACTGGGGGTGCTGTGATGGATGATAAATTTGAGTTCGGTCGGTTGTCGGCCGTTGAAGTGGGCAACGCCATGCATACAGCGTTTGAACAGGAACTGCGCGGGCCGTTTGCTGCAGCGCCGGCCGACGAGCAGGTCACCAGCCTGGAATGGGGTATCTTTTTCCCGAGCGGCATCGTCGACGTGCGGCCATCGGCCAAGCTCCTGCTTCACCCGATCATGCGTAACTACTATTCGATCATGATCCTTGAACAAATGCTCGGTCGCACAGCGGTCGCGCGTTCGGGCTACGTGGAACTGGTGCTGAAATGAAAACGAACGACTGCGATGTCGAAGCCTCATATGACGGCGGGAAGACCTGGCAACCTTTCGGCATGACGGTTAGCCGCCAGTTTGTCGAAGAACTGACATATGAGCTGAACTGGACTGAAGTTGACGAACCGACAGAAACAAAATCCGACACAGCAAAAAGCCCCGATTAAGGGGCTTTCTTTTTTACAGTCGATCACCGTCAGGACTTGGCAGCATCCATCAGGGCAGCAGCGTCGGCGTTCGCCTTGTCAACGATCGCAGCAGCGTCAGCTTCGGCTTTCTCGATGATTTCCTTAGCCGAAGCCTTTGCACCATCGATGATTTCCTTGGCCTTGCCCTTCGCTTCCTTGTCGGTCATCGCTCCGCCTTCAGCTTCCTTGCGGTCGGCGAGGGGGCGGGTACGCTGACGCAACAGCTCGGAGGTTGGCAGGCCATCATCGCCTACTTCCAGTCGCAGAACGTCGCCCGGCTGGGCGTCCGGAAAATCCGGATGGCCCACCAGGAAACCGCGCAGTTCAAAGTCTTTTTTCTTCATGATCATGACGCCCCGTACGCAACGCCGGTTCGGCCGTTCTGGTCTGCTTTAATCAGCAGGCCCGAGGCAGACCAGGTCAACCAATGGTAGTCCGCAAACGGCACCTGACGTGGAACCGGTACGGTGTTGATGGCCATGCCGGTAACCGGCTGGATGTATTGGCTGCTGAGCACCATGCCGACCATCTGGTTACCGGTCAGCAGGTTCGACGTTTTGATCGCCGCCAGGCCTGGGGTGTCTTCCAGCAACGCGCGGTAGAACGAACGGCTGATAGTCGTCGCGTCCACGGTGCGCATCAGGTTCTTTTCGATATCCGAAGAGATATAGACAGTAACCGGAGCGACGACCAGGTTGGTGGGGCCACGCAGCGCCCAGATGAAGTTCACGAACTGCGTTTGCAGCTGCGCGTAGGTGGCCGCGCCCGAAGTCATGTCCTGCGTCAGGGTGACCGCTTTGGTGTTCGGGTTGTTGCGGATACCGTAGGCGTTCGCGCCCTGGTAGTTGATCGTCGCGTTGCCGTCCATGAAGTTGACCGACATCAGGCGAGTAACCTCACGGCCGGCGGCCGCCTGGTTCTCGGCCACGTCGTCGGCACCGATGCTGCGTTTGCCTTCCAGTTCGCGCCACTGAACACCGAAGGTTTTTTCGTGAATCGGGATCACGATACCGTCGTAGTCGGCGGCGACCTGGCCCATCAGCTTGGTGCCTTGACCGCTGAGAGTGGTCGAACCGACATCCATTGCGCCGATGCGCTTGTATGCAGCCACCAGTTTGCCGATGTTGACGGAACGACTCAGCGCCATCAGGTCGGTGAACAGGACGTCGGCTTCCTGGCCGATCAGGTTGACCAGCTGGTTATCCAGATCCAGCCACGCTTTCGGGGTCAGGTCCGGCAGGGCGTTGACTTGCAGACCGGCGTTCCGTGCGAGCGACTGGTTCCAGTGGAAACCGATCGAGCGCATTTGTTCACGCTGGTCGTATTGCGCGCGGCAGGCATCGGAGCCCGCGACGGCCTTGGCATTGAGAATCAGCGACATTATGGGATCCTCATGTCGATCAGGGTGTCCACTGCGACCGAAGCCGAAGCGAAAACGGAATAGCCGATAACCGGTTCAGTCGCCGGGACCGCCAGGCGTACACGCCCCGCGGCATCCATGGTCAGCGGCGAATCGGCGGCCAGTGCTTGTGCGGCAGCCACACGCACCAGGTACACGTCTCGGCTACGCGGGATGTAGGCCTGAACCATTTCGCCACTCGCGTGACTGTAGGTCAGAGTATTCTGGTGCATCGGGGCGTTCGCGATGTATACGAACACCCCCGGCGCTGCGGCCACGCCAGATTTCAGCAGGGTCGTCGCGGTGCGGGTCAGGATGTTGCCGGCCAGGATGCCCGAGGCTGCAGCAGGCAGTTCGAGGATCTGCGGGGTGTTTTCTTCAACCCCACCCCGATAGATTTTGCGCTTAGCGCCGATATCGATCGCCATTTTCCGTTACTCCGGCAGCTGGGTGTTTTTGAAACCGCCAGTGTCCGAGTTACCTTGGAAACCCGGGATGAGCGGAGCGGCGCCGACCAGTTTGGCGTGTGCTTCGTCGAGCGCGTTGCCAGTCAACTGATCAGCAGCGGCCTGACCGAGGACTTCCGCAACGACCTTGCGTTTGTCGGCTTCAGCTGCACGGGTGTTGGCCGTCAGGCTGTCACTGATCGCTTTCTGATTGGTTTCGAGCGCGGTCAGGCGTTCAGCGATTGGGGCAAGGAGCTTTTCCAGCGCTTCGCCTTGCGTTTTGGCGTTGGCGGCGAGCGCCTCGTCAAGTTCTTTACGATCCATATCGTTATCGCCCTCGGCGGTTGGTTTGGTGTCTGGGGCCGAGTTTAACTGGTTTCGTACCCATTGCAAAATTCTATTGACAGTGGGGTTCTTATCAACCCATTCGGTTTTTTGCTGCACAGGCATTTCGGCTTCAGCAAAAACCACGTTTCCATCCTTCACCGTGTAATTTATAGCGCTCGATCCGCCGTCACGGTGAACGATCGCCGTCACGCTGTCGAAGTCCTCGACCCAGGCCCATTTATCCTGTCCGCCCCACTTGGCGGTAGCCGCTTCGTTGAGCATGCGCGACAGGTTGCCGTAGCTGAGCTTCGACAAAACGTCGTCATTCACCGCCAGAGGGATGGCGTCCTCGACGTTCAGCGTATTGACCAGCAGGCCCACGCCGTCGTCTGGAGTGGCGGCGCCCACTTCGCCGATCAGAATCGCGTCGTGATCCATCACCATGTGCCGAGCGGTGCCGCGGTAGGCCTTGCCGTTGGCTGCGGTGCCGTTGGCCGTCAGGTCGGCATGCAGGAAAATACCGGTCGACGTGTGGATCGGCTCGCCTTTGTCCAGCGCGTCGAACAGCTTGCGACCGCCTTCGGTGTTGGCTGCGTACTCTTCGTCTACCCACTTTTCGACGAACAGCCTGTTGCCGCGGCGCTCAACGTTGCGGTTAAACGCGCCGATGTGGTGGGCATTGATCGCTTCGGCGGTGTTGGCGGGCACGTAAACTCCGTCGATGGTTGGGTGCCCGAGCGGTGCCAGCGTCCCTTCCAGTCCTTTATAACTGGCCTCGATTTCCGTATGCGTGTACAGCAGGCCGTTCATCACCACTTCATCGGGCAGCGTGTAACTCGGGATCACCGTATGGGCCCGGTTGTTGTGCATGACGCCGCGCCGAACTTCGGCGTTGTTCACTTTGTAGCGCAGGTTGACCCGCACCGTTTCCGGTTCGTTGCCCTTGTTGACATGGAACTGCAACGGCACGACTGCATGGGGCTCCGGCGTAGCCTTGAGGATCGCGCAAAACAGCCGGCGCAGGGCTTTAAACATGGGTTGACTCTCCGGGGTGGGTAATGTACGGCCTAAAGGGTATCATACCCGCATTCCAACGCCACCGGACTCCTTGACATGGCAACGACTCACGAACAGCGCCTACGGCTTGCCTGCAACGCCGCACTTAACCAGCAAGCTATGTTCGGCTCGAACTTTCGCGCTGCCCTGATGCATGGCCAGGGCGCCGACGACAAACGCAAATGCGCCTGGGAAGAGTACGGCTGGAAACAGAACCTGTGCTTCAACGATTTTTTCAACCTCTACGAACGCCAAGGCATCGCGCATGGGGTCGTCGACTTGCTCAACGAAAAATGCTTTGAAACCAATCCGTGGGTTATTCAAGGCGATGAGTTCGACGAAAAGCGCAAGGAAACCCCGTGGGAAAAAACCATCCGCCTCTTCGCCAAGAAGTCCAAGCTGTGGAAGGCCTTCAAGACCGCCGATGCTTATCGCCTGGTCGGCCGTTATTCCGCCATTATCCTGCAGCTGGCCGACGGCAAGGTCTGGTCCGATCCGGTTGTCGGTACTCGCCCGGTGATCAAAAAGCTGTTCTGCGCGTGGGAGGGCCAGCTAACGCCGGCCGAAATCGAGACGAACCCGACGAGCCCGAACTACGGCGAGCCCGCGTTCTGGCAATACGCTGAAGGCGACGTCAAACAGCTCGACGCTGAAGAGGGCGTGACGCCGCGCAACCTGAAAATCCATCCTGATCGGATCATCATTCTCGGCGATTGGCGTTCCGGTGCCAGTTTCTTGAAGGCCGGCTATAACGCGTTCGTCAACCTTGAAAAAATCGAAGGTGGCAGCGGCGAGTCCTTCCTGAAGAACGCCGGCCGGCAGATGCACGTCAACTATGACAAGGAAGTGAACCTCACCCAGATCGCCCGGGATTATGGCCTGAAGGACGTTGCTGACCTGAAAGCCCTGTTCGACGATGAGGCCCGATCCCTGAACAACGGCGGCGATCGCCTGATGGTGACGCAGGGCGCCACCGCTACGCCGCTGGTCTCCGTCGTGCCGGATCCCGAGCCACATTACAACATCAGCATCCAGACCATTTCGGCTTCGACCCGCATGCCCGCCAAGGTCATCGTTGGCATGCAGACCGGCGAGCGCGGCAGCGTCGAGGACTTGAAGCAGTTCAACAAACGGGGCCAGGGTCGTCGGGTGTCCGACCTGAGCGACGACAGCGATCAGATCATCGATCACCTGATCCGAATCAAAGTCATCGAGCCCGCACCGGGTGGCGAGTTCACCACCATGTGGGACGACCTGACTGAATCGACCCAGGCGGAAAAACTGGCGTTTGCCGACCAGATGGCCACGATCAATCAGAAGAACAACGGCAACGGCGAGCCGCCGGTATTCCTGTCGAGCGAAATGCGCGAAACCGCCGGGTTCAACAACGATGCGGACGTCGAGGCCGAACGCGAAGCCTTGGCCGAAGGACCCGACCCGGAGGTTCCCCCGATCGTCGTTCCGCCGTTGGCGGCTAACGCCTGATGGCCCGCGCCCCGATCCTGCCTACCAACATGGGCGACCCGACCGGCACCGATGCCAAGGAACGGCAGGCGATGAAGGAATTCGCCCGGCGCATTGATCAGTGCACGCGCGCATACCTGGACCTGCTCGATCAGATCGAATTCACGACTGTGACGACGAACGCCATTCGCTACGAATTCCGCACGCTGCCGGCGATCCTCAACCAGTTGTTGGAAACGACCTCGAACCTGATCGATACGATCCTCGGCGCCGATCGCGTGCGTAACTGGTTCACGATCGGCTATGTCCTGCCGTCCTATGAGAAAGGCGCCGCGCAGGCCTGGCGCAACCTGGGCGTTCAGTCCGCCGAATACGCAGCGCTACGCCCGACGCTGGAAACGATCCTGCTGAGCGAACCCTATCAGGCGCGGATTGGGCTGATCAGCGCCCGCGAATTCGAACTGATGAAAGGCCTGAGCGCCTCGGTCAAGTCGACCATGAGCCAGCAGCTGACCGCCGGCCTGGTACAGGGCATCGGCCCGCGCGAGATTTCGAAGAACCTGCAGGCTCAGGCGGGGATCGAGAAACGCCGCGCCAACAGGATCGCCAGGACTGAAATCAATCAGGCGTTGCGCACAGCGCGTCTTGATGAAACGCAGGACGCTGCCCAGCGGCTGCAGATCAAGGTCAAGGTTCTGCATATTTCGGCGCTGAGCCCGACCACTCGGGCAACGCACGCCGCACGGTCGGGGCACCTGTTCACTGTGCAGGAAGAACGGGATTGGTACGCTGAGGACGGCAACGCGATCAACTGCAAGTGCAGCACCAGCGAAGCCCTGGTGGACGATAACGGGCAGCCGGTCAGCAAAAACCTGGTCGATCGGCTGCAAAAGGCGGCGACGGATTGGGAAGCGAAAAATGCCGGGTGACGGTCACCCGGCGATGCGGTTTTTAATCGTGACCGTCATACGCAGGTAGCGCTTGAAGGTATCCGGGCACTGCCTTCGGATCTGACGACCAGTAAAACCAGCTATCGAGCCCCCATTGCAGCCAACGGCCGGCTGGGTCCTGCTTGTACCTCACTCCGCCGGCGTCACGGTGGGTAGCCTCTGACTCCGAAGGCAGGTGAACGGTGCACAGACCGAACTTGTTCGCCGGTTCCTGGCAACCCGGGGTGGTGCAATGGAAAGGCGGCAGCTGCTCAGGCAGGAAGGTTCTAGCCGGTAAAGTGCCCCCTCTTTGAACCGCTGCCGTATCGTCCGCAATACCGTCACCGACTGGTGCGGCCCGGTCTTCTTCAAACATCTGGAGCCTGCGCGCCAACGTGTCATAGGCCTCCCGCATATCCTGCTCGAATGTCTTGTTTCCGCGCTGCCCAGCGCAGAGCAGCTTTTTTAAGGCGTGCTGAGCTGCCCCGTCAGTTACCCCGAACAAGTCGATCACTCGATAAACGTCGATCGACTTCAAGTGCGAGACGTCTTTGTGGTAGTGCCCGTGTTTGCGGCTCATGCGAAAACCCCTGCCTGCTGTTTGATGAATGCGCGTCGCCGATCGATTTCGGCTTGACGCTTGTCGATTTCTTCCTGCTTGCGGTCCAGGTACTTCGCTGCCGCCTTCAAGGCCGCCGGGCGCAGCTTGAACAGCCGGGTCGCCAGATAGATCACGCCCTTGTCGTCGGCGCCGTATTGGCCGTTCGCGCTGCAGCTGACGATTTCAACCCGGTGCACCGTGCAGGTTTTCGTCCCGAAGGTGAAGTAAATGCCGGGCGTCATGATTTATCGGCCTCAGCGATGATCGCGTAGACGGCTTCGAGGAAGTCTTCACGCTTCGTATCCGCCTCCCAGAGTTCAACCAGTTGCGGCCAGTATTTGGCTCGATGCGCGTCCCGGGCCAGTTGCTCGGCGGTGCACATCGGCCGGAAATTCGACAGTTCGCCGTTGTTATAGGTCGAAACTCGCTCGGCTTGGATCTCCCCTTTCCGCTGCCCGCTGGTGAATCGGAACACTGCCTGCCCTTCATCATGCGCAAGAACCTTACCGGTGACATATGTGCGCTCTTGCGAACTCCAAAGTACTTCGACCGTCAAGCCTACCGGCGGCAAGCCTTCGCCGTTCCACTCAGAAGACCGAATTACCGCCTGCGGCGTACCGAACGGCACCGTTACCGCGACCTCGCCAGGGCGAACCCCTGCAGGCGCGTCCTCAAGGTCAAACTCGCCGCAGCCATCTGGCCCTATTCGGCACCCGGCAATCACAAAAATACCCTGACCGACTTTGATAAAACGGCGTTTTTCGAAGGCCCCGATCAGTTCTTTGCTGAGGCTGTCGTGCGTAACTGCAAGTATACATTTCATCAGTTCTAACGCCTTTTCGGTTGATTGAGCCCGTAGGCTATTCGCCTTTATGTGCACTGTCAAGCGCACAATAAAAAGCCCCGGTAAAGGGGCTCTGTAATTTTTACTCCCCCTTGTCGCCTACCGGCGGGGAGGGTACCGGCTTGCTTTCGCTACTGCATTGGCTGGGCCCATTCCCTGACTTGTCCTGCCGCGTTAGGACGGGGAGGGGCGCAACCGTCAGGGCGATGGCTGGGCATGCGCTGAGGTTATTCGTCTAGCACCATGGCGTCAAGCTGTTTGATCAGTTCGCGGGCGTCGCCGATAGCCATCAGGGCCGCCGTCTTCGGCGGGTAGCGCAGACCGTTACCCTGTAGGGCCGCAGCCATCAACGCGACAGCGATCCGCTCCAGTCGTTGTTTTTCGGTTTCAGGTTTGCAGCTCATTGTCACGTTCCTTTTTCAGTTTGATGTGAAAATCTACAATCGAACGTTTCTCGGCGTAGTAGTCCCAGCACTGGTGCCGAGCGCGCCACGCCTTCGAAATGATCAGCCGATCGACCTGGCCCAGCTCTTCGACTTCCGCGATGAAGTGCCGCAGTCTGCTGTTCGGGTCGTGCCACATGGTCAGCCCACATGGCGCCCCGGCCCGCCCCTTGCTTCGATACAGACGCGCGTCCTCGGCCATCCTGGATAGTTGTTCAGGAATCGATACCTGACCCCCGTCGGGTGGGTCCATGTAGGTGACCCCTGGCAGCGTGGCAGCGCAAGCTTCTAGGGTGGCGCGCAGGGCGGCCAGTTCTTCCAGTAACTCAATATTCGGATTCACGGTTCGACCTCCGTGCGCAGCACCACGCCGCTGATCCCCTTGTCGGGTTCGATGTTCTTCACCGTCGACTGTTCAGGGTCGCGCCAAACCGCCGTGCCCTCTTCGCGAGCATTCTCGACGGCTACGCGCCTGGCACAGGCAACGCACACGGCGCGCAGGACCTGTTTGATCCGGCCGTCCTTCGTTTCGAGTAGGTACAGGGGCATAAATTAACGCCTCATCGGTGAATCGGTTGATTGAAACCGCAGGCTATTCGCCTTTGCGCTTGCTGTCAAGCAGGCAATAAAAAGCCCCGGGGGAGCGGGGCAAGGGTGTAGCAGGAGCAAGCTAGGTGGTGCAATCGACCGCGTACCGTGTAGCGGGGTGGCCGGTATTGCTCAATTGCACCAGATGAACCGTCGGCAGCCGCATTTAATGTCTGCTGGACTGGAGAACGCATTGATCCCGACTTACCCTTACGGGCTCGGGGAGCGCACAGGCCCCGACGGTTCATCTGGTGCAACTCGCCGCGTCGGCGGCCCCTTGTCGTTTACCCTCGGACGATTTGGGCATCGTTGAGAGGCCTGCCGAGCTGGCGTTGGTTGATCAGCGGGTAAACGTGAGGGATTTGAACCCTTCACCTTGACGCCGTTTGCCGGTTTGCGAACGTCAAAGCCCTAGCCAGGCGAACCCATAAATTGGCGGAACTGAAGGGCTTCGAACCCTCGGCCTCACGCGTGACAGGCGTGCGCTCTAACCATCTGAGCTACAGTTCCAAATGCGACGTACTTGGCTCGCATTGTCCCGATACGCTTGGGCCTATGGCCTTTCGGCTTCGTCCGGCTCTCGGCACGACTAGACACCGTCGCTGTTTGTAGGGGCCGGCGTTATCACTTCGTCAGGCTTTCAGCTCAATTGCCCTGATCAAGTATCCGGCGACGGATAGGCGTTTCCCCAACAAACTGGGCTAGCCCTACGCCTCGCAAGCTATCCGCCTATAACCGTTCCGTCAACCCCTCTTTTTAATCAGCATGCCCACCTGGCGCCCTTTCGATTTCATAACTTTCTCGACCGCATACCGCAGCGCATCGATGTAGTGGTTGTATTTGTCGACGATCACCCTGGTAACTTCACCCGTCAGGCGGTCGACCTTGAAGCTGTAGTGCTTGAACTCGTTCTGCACAGCGTGGCAGGTCGGATGCACGATAATCGAGTAGGTTTTCAGGTGGTCGATGCCGTCCTCGACGCTGCCGGGGCCCTTCACAGCGCCCTCGATAAGCATGAGGTAATCAGCCTTGCGCTGGCCGTTCGGCGACATGGCCTTCGACAGGTGACTGATCGATTCAGGCCTGGCGCTATCGGCAATCACCTCATGCTTATCGATGCCCGGGATCTTGGCCTTGAGGAATTTCGCGGTGTCGTCCAGTTCAAGCCCGATCTGCCCGGCCTCCTTGTCGATGTACAGCTCGGTTTCGTCCGGCGATATCCAGCAGCGCACCGCGGCCGTCGGATCCATCGCGAAGCCGAAGTCGAGACAGTGGTAGGGCCCGTGCCAGGACGCATCAGGGAACCGGATGCCTTCTTTCCAGGCGCCCGCGAATATTTTCGATTCGTCGTTGGTCAGGTAGGCACCCTTCCAGATCCAATCGAACTTCGCAGCGTCGAACTTCGCCCGTTGTTTCTCCCGCAGCTTGCGCAGCCCGATCGGGAACCACGGGTTATCCTCGGCGTTCATTTCGACGATCGCATAATCCGGATCGTTCGCCGCAACGTCGGTCCTGAACCTGGTATCGGTCGGGCTGCCTTCGTCTTTCGGGTTCCAAATCACCCAGATTTCCGACCGCAGTTTGCGCAGGACCGTCGCTTCGAGCGCCACCCAGGCATCTTCGCTGATGTCCTCCGCCTCTTCGACTACCGTCAAATCGATGTTGGCCAACGACTTGACGCTGGTCAGGTTGTTGTAGAGCCCCTTGAACAGGAATTCAGTCGTGTTGATCTTGCTGCGCAGGTAGTCGATGCCCACGTCGTAGGCTGCAGCCAACCACGGTTCTGAGGCGATCGCCGCTTTCAGCTCAGCGTGAAACGAATCCTTGATCGAGGACTGAATTTCGCGAACGCACAGCACCCGCAGCGGCTCGATCACGCCGAATATCGCCGCCATCTTGGCGAAGCTCATCGATTTACCCGATCCCCTGCCCCCGTGCGCCCCTCTGTAGGTCAGCGAGCCGCGTTTCCTGGCGAAAACCGGGATCAGCTTAGGGGGCAGACGGACTTCGGCGTTACTCATCGTCGGCAGACCCCTCTACGGCTTCCGTCTGGGCCACCAGGGTGATCATCGTCGGCATTTCAACAAGTGGGGCGCCGTTCTTCCCGGTCAGCTCCTTGCGGTCGATCTGGTAGCCGCACAGCTGAGCGTAGAACACCCGGGCAGCCTGCTGATCGTGCATCTGGATTTCGTAACCGTTACGCGTTGGCTTGATCCCCTTGTACAGCGCGCGGCCTGCCTCCGACAGATCCCTGAAGTCGGTCGGCCGCACCTCTTCGTGCCCCTTACCGTCACAGTGTGGGCAATCAGGGTTCGGGTCCGCGTTCGTCGTGAAGCCCATGCCGCCAGCCCAGTCGGGCATCGGCACCTTGTCGGGGGTTTTCTCGTGCCGCTCGACGGCCGCTTCGAACTCGTGTTCCTTCCACTGGTACTTGAAGTCCTCGCCCCAGCAGTGCCTGCAGCCGATGCGGACATGACACACCAGCTCAGCGGGGTCCGCAGTGGCGACGAGCCAGGTCCTGTGCTACAGCTCTTCAGCGCTGACGTGAAAGGTTTCCAGGCGCTTCGCCTTCCTGGCCATCGCCGTTTCGTATAGCGCCGGCTTGAGGTGCGGCTGACGGAACCAGCTGTAAACGGTTTTACGCGCCACATCGCGACTGTAGCCGGCGGCCAATGCGCTGTTGTAGGGGTCGAGCGTTTCCTCGTATCGCAGGATCAATTCCTGCTCACGGGCGTTCAGCTCTTCGAACCGGTCTCGGTGATCGGCCATCGTCTTGACTCTTGAGTCATGTAATTACCGCTAAATATACCATTCCTACAGGTGCCGAGTATCAAAGCCGAGTGCCGAGTATTGTTTTTCGCATACTCGGCAGGCTACAGGCCACGTATTCCGCGGGTTCCAGCCATTTCTGCCGAGTATTGCCGAGTATGCCGAGGTGGTTTCGTCGCCGCGCCAGCTGGCAGCCCACAGCCTACCGGCCGCCCCCTATATCCTATAAATATAATCTATCTCTACTACTTAAAGTAATACTCGGCATACTCGGCAAAAAGGCTACAGGCCACGGTTTTAAAGGGTTCCAGCTGCCGAGTATTGTTTTTCGCATACTCGGCAAAACCCGTTTGATACTCGGCATCATCGGCAGATCGATTAAAATTTATCATCGTGCAGACCGAATCGATTATAAATTTCATAATTTATGAAAAATTACATAAATTACAGGCGATAAAAAACCCGCCGAAGCGGGTTAAAAATTATAGATTTTCAAGCCTCCAGACTATTCGCCGCTTTCGGTCCTGCACGCCGACGAACTTTCTACCGTTCAATGCCCGGCCTTTCATGTCCCGCAGGAACCACCCGAGCCGCTGCGGGTTGTTGCGACCGTGCTTGTCTGTGTTCACCAGCTCAATGGCCTCAAGCCAGTTCGGGCAGGCCACCGGGTCGACAGGCTCATGCAGGATTTCGTAGGTCGTCCGCCCTGCATCGCCGAACCGTTCGAACCAGGCACCCATGAGCATTTCAAGCTTCTGGACTTCCGGGTCAGCTTGTTGTTGTGCCTGCATTTCCTCGATCGGGTCCCCCCAGCCCAGCCACACGACGGCGCCACGGACTAGGGCGTTCCATTCTTCGAACGACGCGTAGCCACCGATCCGGCGTCGGGTTTCTTCACGGCCGTAAGCCGAGTAGGTCACCAGCAGGTCGATCAGGTCACCGCGTATCGAATCCATGTTTGTGCGGATCACCTCGACCGGATCAAAGCCGTGCTTGCGCAGCTCGGGCGCCTCATCGCTGCACAGGTTGATCGGCAGCAGCCGGCGCACCATGTCGCCGCTGATCGATACGTTGTTGCCGTTCAGGACCCACATGGCCCGGTTCGGCAGGCGCAGCATCACTGATTTGCCCAGCAGGCGGCTGTTGTATTCCTCACAGGTGAGCGCCATGCAGAGTTCGCTGGACGCATCCAGGTAGCGCATCACGTTGTCGAACATGATGGTCAGCGGCCCTTGGTCGAGGATCGACGTCAGTACCTTGGCCTGTTCGGCCTGTTCCCGCCCGATGGCCGACATCCGTGGTTTTTCGCCCGTCAGCCACAGCAGCGCCGACGACAGCAGGGTTTTGCCGGTGCCGAACACCTGAGCATTGACCAGGAACGCAGGCGCCGTGGGCAACGCTGGCCGGCACACCGCCGTGAACATCGCCGCCAGGCACACCGCCCGGGCCGACTGATCAGCGAACGGGAACTCGGCGAACGGCGCCCATACCCGTTTCAAAGCCTCAGCCATTTCATCGGTCGTCAGCAGGCGGGGCGCTCGAACAGCCCCGCGCAGAACGTAAAGCCCCGTGCGTTCGTCCAGGCCCTGTTCACTGGCGACTGAGCCATCGGCGCGCACCACCGGCAGCGGCACCGCGGCTTTGATTTCGCCCACGCCGGGGAACCACTCACGCTCGACCACCCGGCGCATCAGTTCGCCCGGGAGTTTTGCCGGTGCGCCCTTGCCGCCTTTTTCGACGCGCATGTGCGTTTCGACTTCGGAGGCGATCGTGTTGAGGGTGTGTTTGAGGATCCGGCCGTCCGGCAGCACGCTGACCAGCTGCTGATTGCGCTGGAACAGGTTGGGGAACGCGGCCAGGGCCTTGACGATTGCCCGTTCGGCGCTGACCAGCTTGCCGTCGTCAACCTCGATGCGTTCGCAGCCGGCGGCGATCTGATCGGCCGTCAGGCGACCCACGGTTGCCCAGGTTGTGCGAGTGGCGCAGTTGTGCGCGATCCAGGCCCGCAGTTCAGGTGTGTCAGCGGCGGCCGGATGCATCAGCAGCATGTCGAGCACCGCCTGACAATTGCCGCCGGATTTCCACGCCAGATCTTCGAGTAGCGTGCCGATATCGCCGGCTGCCCAGCGTGCCGAGAAATCCCGGGTGTCGCTGTCCTGCAGTTCGGCCAGAAGCTGGGCCGGGTCCGTTGATCCGCGGTACAGGTCGACCGGCTGCGTCGTCCAGGTAATTTCGCGTGGTGCCGCAGTGACAGCCGGCGGAAACGAATTGAAGGCGGCAGCCGCATCGACCGGGGCGCGTTGACTGGCGGTCATACCGGCCTCATGCAGGAGCGAACCGAGCGTGCGCGCCCCGGGCTTGAAGCTGTCGTGATGGTTCCACTTGTCTTCGAAGAACCCGTCGTCATGCTTATCGGACGTCTCGGACCACTGGCGCGCTAGCTCATAACCGACACCCTCAGCACCTTCGGTGTGTTCTTCCCAATGACGGATCGAGGCGATCGCCGGCTGCCAACTGTGGTAGTCGTCAGGATCCCGCCCAGACAGGGCCTGCATGATCAGTTCGACGTCGTCGAGTTTGCCGGCGTAATCAGCCGCGGTACGCGCAGGACGGGGCGCACGGACGTTGATCAGGAAACCGGGGATCGGCGCCGGGGTCACCGCGCCAGGCGTAACGCCCGCGGCCCACTCATAGAAACGGCCGTTCGGGTGGCGCGACGGGGGCAGCACCGCATAGCCGTTGTATTTGCCATCGATACCCCGACCGTCGACCAGGGCGCCCGGCTGACTGTTATAGGTGGCATCGGCCCGCATCGGCGCGTAATAGTAGTCATGAAACCCGCCGCCCGGGCTCAGGACCTTGAGCGGCGAGGATAACGGCCCGTGCAGCGCCTGCAGCCGTTCGTGATCGATATGGCCGTCGTTGCGTGGATCGACGTCGTAGACGTACAGACCGCCGGCCGATGGGCGGGTGCCGATGTTCGCGTCAGGATTGGCCGACCACCAGGCGTCGATTTGTTTCAGGTCAGTCGTTGCTTCGCTGGAACCGTTGCTGCCCTTGAACGGTGATTTCGTGCCGGCGACAAGCGGGAAGACATGCCAGCCCAAACCGGCGTAATAACGGGCCCACTGGTGAAGGGGGCTCATCGGATAATCGCCCAGCAGAACCGACGGCAATCGACCCAGCCGGTAACGGCCAGTCGCTGAAGGACCAAAGAGGCTTGCCCCCAAGTGCACCCTACTGCCCGTGCAATTAAGTAGGTCGTGTATCGGCCTTCGCGGTAATACAAAAATTCAATGATCGGCTGTTCGAGGTCCTGACGATGCAAGCTCATTTCGACTGCCCCCGCTGCCCATCCAGTTCCACTTCGATTAGATGCTGCATATCAGCGATAGCCTCGGGGCCTCGCAAATGCAGCATCATTCCATAATTGGCCGAGTCGATGATATCGCCTGCCAATACGCTGCGGACGAACAGCATGACCAATCGCGCTACGCTGCACCGCTCCGGATCGTCCCACCCTTCCCTCCCCTTCGCCCTGGCCTGTGCCATCTTGGCGTGCATCGCAGCGGCGAAACGGTCGACCGCCTCATCGTCAGGGTGCTGGTTCACGGCGGTATGCGCCAGGACGTCGGCCAGTGTGTAGCGAATGGTCCCGGCACCGATACGGTGATGCGGAAGCAGGCCGTCACGGGTCAGTTTCTGAATGGTTTTGATGTTGATCGACAGGACGTCGGCCAATTGTTCCGCGCTAAGAACTTCGGGCATGGTGCTTTACTCCGGCTAATTACGACGCAGGTTAACCCATAGTTACCTGTTTCGACTAATAGCCAATTTCAATCAGGCATTAAAAAGCCCCGGCTAAGGGGCTATCGGTTTATCTACGTAGACCGCTCGGGCCAGGGTCTGCCATTTCTCGACGCCCAGCTCACGGGCGATTACTTTCCAGCGTATGCCCCGTTCCCGCATCGCCCGGGCCTTGGCGATATTTGCCGCCGAACCATCCAGCGTCAGCCGTCCGGCGATGCCCGGGATTTTCTCGCGACGGTATTGCAACCAGGTCAGCGTGACGTCGAGGCGTTTGGCGATTTCCGTCCAGGTCAGTTTTTCATCGTTGCGCAGGCGCAGCATTTCTTCGGTCAGCTCAACGGTTTTACGCCTTGAGTACCTCACGCCAGCACCGCTCGCAGGTCGCTTGCTCCCGATTCGGCGGGTTGTGCCAGAGCTGCGTCGATTGATTCAGCATGTCGCTGTAACGCATACCAGACAAAGCCGGTGGTTAACTCTGCCGAAACTCGAAGACCATCATCATCGTTTAGGAGTTGGCGCAATGCCCGTTCATAGCGAGCATTCCGCTGCTCGGCGACTTTCAGTCTCTTCTCGACCAAATTAAGCGTTTCGCTATCAAGTTCGGCTAGTACAACAATTTCTCGCTTCGCCTTATCCAGCTCTTCCCGCAGCGCAGCCAGCTCGGATTGGGCGGCGTCGTAGTCCATCGCCTGAACCCACTCGCCTTCGGTGGTTTCTGTCATCTGATAGCAGCCGTAACAGTGCTGAGCTTTGCCATTCGTGCAGTCGTAACGCATCACTTTATTCATCTTCGTATCTCCTGAATCATGTTGGATAAATCGGCGGGGCGGTTAATACGTGCAGACCAGACATCCGGGGTTATCAGCGTTTCTCTCTTTACCGCCCTTCGATGTCCAGATGCTTTTCCCGATCTCATCTGCAACTTGCCTGGTTCTGATCAACTGGCCTTTTCCAAAGTCATCGTATTGAAAAGCCTTTTCCTTCCACTTGTCGCCGGAAGCAAGGCAAGGAAAGCAGCCAACTCTAGGGAATCCATCGTGATACAGAGGGTTCAGGTTATCCCAACCAACGCATTCGGTTACTTGCTCTTCGCTCCAGTCCAAAACACAGAGGCGGAACCAAACGCCAAGTTTGTTTAGGTACTTCGGGTATTTGCTCGGGATAACCAAATGCGGCGGATACAGTTCACCAGGTAGTTTCCCATCGTAACGCTTTGCCCTGGCAGCACTCTCCTGAGTACGCATGCCATACCAAACCTCAAAGCCATGCCCTTGCTCTTCGGCAAGAGCCTTGCAGAATTTCTTGGTTGGCACGATCTTCAACTCGTCCGTGCAGTGCCTTGCGCCTCCGCCAGGGAAGCGACCGTATTTCGTCGACTTCTCCAGTACATCGCCGGCCGTAATAGTGACGATCTCCACGCCGTAATATTCAGCCATCCAGGCGACATGGGCGTAAGTCTTTGGGTGTTCGTAATGGGTATCACAGAACATGCCAAGGATTTCAGAGCGGTCGAAGTTCTCAACCGCCATCTTCAAGCACGCCTGGCTATCTCTACCGCCGCTTATTGGAACCAAACATTTGACTGTCATGCCAAAAACCCCTCATCCCGCAATTTAGATTTGTGAACCGCCCGGCATATCGCCGCGACCAGCAGAAAGGCCACAATGGGCCAGCAGGCGGCGGCGTAGAGGAAGATGGTCATAGCTGCCCCAGCTCGACGGGTGCATAGCTCACGGCGAACGCGATGAAGGATCCGTCTTCAAAGTGGATGATTTTCTTGTCGCCCTGGTGATCCTCGGAATTGATCAGCTCACGGCGAATCAGCCGTGCAATGGCCGCCTTGTAGGGGTTGGGTGCGCGTTGAACCTGTTCGGCGATGGTTTCGATGTTCATGATGGCGGACCTCCGGTGTCTGGTACTGGCAAAGCCCCAGTGAAGGGGCTTGAGGTGGGCGCGAGCGGTTATTCGCGTTCGCTGATGAAGTGCGCAACCCGCTCAAGCCCCCGAGATACGTTCATCGGCACCTCGCGTTCCTCGCTCCACTTGAGCTGTCCGCTGGAGCATTGCACGGGGTCAATCGCTACGACGGTATGGTCAAGCACGGACACTGCTTTGTAGCCAGCATCTTTAAGCATTTTCAGGGCAGTAGTTACGTTGTTCATTTTGTGTCGCTCCTAGCTGTTTGCGTTTCGTTGAGCCTATATTATTCGGCTTTGAGCCTACCGTCAAACAATACTTATAACCGATCGTCGGGTGCCGGTTCATCGCCGAGCAGGGCGAAATAATGGTTCAGGCTATCGGTCGGGATGGTGACAGTCACCCGAGTTAGCGCATCGAATAGCTGACGGTCACCGGCAGTCAGCAACGCGTCAAGCCGACGAATTTGCAGATCGAGCAGCTCCCGAGGGTCTTCGAACCCGCCAGCCGCGCAGACCCGATCGAGCGCCGCAGCGATGCCCGGCGGCAACGGCAGGACCAGGGTCGGATCAGCCGCCGCCCGAGCGGCACGTTTGCACAGTTTATTGTTGTGACGCTTGAGGTCGGCAGGCGTGCCGGTGAACGGGTCACCGTTGCGGTCGAGTAGTTGTTGAGTGGTCATAGGCGGCCTCTTGAATGCAGAGCTAGGTCGATCAGTACCTGCTTAAATGCCGGGGGCGTGGCATTAGCTTCCCGCTTGTACAGCGTTGGCTTATTGGCGGCCTTACCTCGCTGATCCTGAAAGCCGATCTGGTGACTGCCTTTCGGTCGGGACCAGTCCAGTTCGAAAGGAGGGTTTATCGAACTGCTGTAATAAAGCCAAGTCGCTTTGTTCGCGCGATGCCCATAAGCGGACTGCCAGACCTCACAAACCCATTCATGCAGCCCGGCACGTTTCCAGCCAACGCCGACAGGTTTGGCCAGTCCATAAGCGGCAAAGGCCCGGGTCCGCGCAGGGTGCTCAAGGACGCCACCGCAACGCACTACGCTGCAAAGGGCTGAAGAAAAGCATCCGTCGTCATTACCCGGCCGGTTGTGCTCGCCACCCCATCGCGCGAAGTTTACGGCTGCCATGGGGCCCCATAACTGGCAAGGCGGGTGCGCAATTACCGGGAAATCGCCGAGATACAGGCGGGCATCTCTTGACTCAGGCCAAGCGTCTATCAACGGATCGTTAGCGTAGCAGCCCTCCGGCTGAACAAATAAAGCAGCTATCTGGTGCATCATGCTAAATGCCATCCGTTGCAGTGGTGACATGCCTCGATCAGGCGCCCAGCCCGAACACCAGCCGCACGGGCGGACTCAGCGGTCGAGAAACGTTTGCGCGGAGCGCAGAGTGGTTTTATGGCGGAGGTGGGTTTCATAAATAAAAAATCCCCGTATCAGTGAAGGTACGGGGATGAGGTTATCCGGCTTTGTGCTATCGCGCAAGGTTTTTAGCGGCCGCCTGCTTGATTTTCTCAGGGGTGCCGAATTTATCGGCCAGTTCGTGTTCGCGCACCAGCGCTGCGTTGCCTTCAGCCTTGGCGATATCCAGCACTTCAAGGCGTAGCCCCTCGATACTGCCGAAGTAATTGCGCACGGTGCCGACGCTGAACCCCGTCTCGGCGGCTACCTTCGGCAGCGACAAGGTATACAGGCCTTTCGATACCGACATCCGGTAGGCAACCTGGGCGATGTCGCGTTTGTCGTGTTTCTTCCACAGGTTAGACAAGGTCGGCACCCGTTCGCCGGCAGGCAGCGCCAGGCGATCTTTAGCCTCGACAATCTGATCGATCAGCTCGCCCATTTTGCCTTCATTGATCAGGTAGTTCAGGGTTTTGGGGACATCGCGCCCCCAACCTGGTGTCGCCGCCAGTTCTTCGGCAAGAAGCTGTCGGGTGATATTGCGATACCCGACTCGCCGGGCGACCGCTACGGCGGCATCGAAAACTTCGGTCGTCATGATAGAAACTCACTATTACTAGATTGCTGCAAGCCTATTCCTTTATGCGCTAGGGTTCAAGCCTTAATACAAAATCGCTGACGGCGAAATCGGCGTAGGTGATGCAGCGTGCGTGCCGGTTGACCCAGTCAGGGCCGAACAGATCAGCGGCAGCGTCCAGGGTTTCCAGCCCGCAATCCTCACTCGGGCCGCTCGGCAGTTTGCGTTCATGCGTCGGGTCGTATGGCGTCACGTAGATGGGCATTCGTCCCGCTCCTTGAAGTGCACCGCGACCGCCTGCTGCGTGTAGAACAGGGCGCCGCAAGTGCAACGATGGCCGGTTACCTTCTGCAGTAGGTGGCTCGGTCGGGCCGAACATTCACAGAAAGGACAGCTGAACCCGGCCCCGGTCATTACGACGTCTCGGCTTTCTATTTGCTTGCGGCGGTTTCCCACGTCTGCCCATGTCGGTCCGTTCATAATTCAGGCGCCTTATCATCGAGGGCCGGGAAGCGAACGCCCTGTGGGAGCGAACCCGTCGTAAAGCAGGCGATGCCGCCGCCGGCCTGCACCATGTTGATCGCGCGTAACTGGGCGACTTCGCGTTTATCGTTGGGGCTGAATTTCCAGCCGGCCTTCTTACATTCAGTCATCGCGAACACGGCGACCTTGACCGGTTCCAGCGTCTGGTAATCACGGAACCAGCCCGACTGGTAGCCCAGCAGGTCGCCGGTTTTGCAGACCTTGTCGAGCTGCGGCGTATCGTTCAGCCAGCCGAAACGGATCGGAACGCCGGCCTCATTCGGCAGGGCGCCGCGGTTGTTGCGGCCCAGGTTGTATGCGTACATCGGCGCGGCCAGGCGCACGGCGGACTGAACGTAGGCTTCGTTCTTGCCTTCGAGCTCGACCGGTGTATCCGGCACGAACCCGATGAGTTTGTAGAGGGCAGACATGGCGTCGTCACTGACGCTCCAGTCGTTGGCCCAATCGCTTAACTGGCTCATTTCTTACGATCTCCACGGTTCGACGATACAAGGGGTTGCTGACCGGGTTTAAGCGGCCAGGGAGTTTCGGTTTTGCAATCCGGCCAGAGGACCGACTGATAGCTGCTCAGCCGTACCACGTCCGGATTACCGCATTTGCTGCAGACCGGCAGGCTCACGCGTGTTGCTCCTGTTGATTTGAAGCCTGATCGTATTCGGCTATGTCTATGCCGTCAAGCAATAGTTTTGCAGTAATTTTCAGGCGCAACGCTTCGGCGTCGGCACGCTTCAAGGCCTGAGCGCTGATCACGTCGACGCCGAACAGATGGAAGAACCGCCGCTGCATCTGGCTGTCACTGTCACCTTTGAACTTGCGGAAACCACCCCAGAAGCCCATCACCTTTCGCAGTTCGGCCGCTTCGGTCAGCCGTTCCTGGTGCTGACGCATGTGCTTCGATATGGCGATGTTCGGCGTGCGCACCTGCAGCAAGTACTGGTTATATTGATCGATCGGCAGCGGCTCGCGCCGGACGGTCGCATACAGCTCTTCAAGCTTTTCAGGGGTCAACAGTTCCAAGTCCCCTTCGACGTGCTCCGGATCGGTTCGGGTGATGGGTTCTGGGAAAAACCCACAGTGGGGGCAGGCCTTGTAAATCCGTTCGTATGGCTGCGCGCAGGGTAGCGGCGTCTCGACCAGGTGGCCGGCGGTCAGCATCTGCTGATTCGTCCAGCCGATCGAGCGGAACGCCTCCCAGGTCGAGCCGTTCGGATTTGCTAGGCGCAGACCGGGGTTCGCGCAAACGCGATAGGGCACGGTTTCCCCGGCGACAGACTTGCGGCCGGCGCGGCCCAGCTGCCAAACCCTGTGCGGCGCTTCAGGCGGCCCGTTGAATCGAATGATGTTCGACCCGTGGTCGATCAGGATGCCGAAGGGCTTCGGACTGTCGGCGATGCGCGCCCGGCGCCCAGCGCTGTCGATATCGTCGAATCCGACCCACTGTTCGGGCCGTAGGAGCAGCCGGTAGAGACGGCCGACCATCTGCATAAATCGCGGCAGACTGGCCGTACCGGTGCCGAGAATCACCACCTCCAGCGCCGGCAGGTCGTTGCCCTCGCCGAAAATCCCGACGTTCACCAGCATTTTCAGCTTGCCGGATTCCAGATCTCGCCCCGCCTGGTCACGAATATCAGCGTCGGTTTCGCCGTCGAGTGCCAGCGCCGGGACGCCCGCCTCGATAAACCGCTGGGCCGTGGCGACCGCCTTGCTGCGGCTGGACACGAACGCGATGCCTTTTTTACCGGGCGCATATTCCAGGTACTTTTCGACAATGTCGCCAACCAGGTCGGCGTCCTCTTCGGCGGCGATCAGCTTCGCCTGCACGAACTCGCCGCCTGAACCGATGTCGATTTTGTCGGAGGCCACCGAGCAGGGCACACAGTAGATTTTGTAGGGGCACAGGTAACCGTCTTGGAACAGTTCAAGCAGTGTCGGCCCCATAACCATCGCGTCGAACAATCCGTCGCTTTCACGACTCAGGCCGCCGCCGTCTGCCCGGCCCGGGGTGGCCGTCACGCCCAGCCCCTTCAGCTGCGGGTGCGTGAAAATGTGAACGGCCTTGGCCCACTGGTTGCCCTTGTCCTGGATATCGGCGTCGCCCTGCTGGTGGTGCGCTTCATCGCAGACCCAGAGCGTGACGCTGGCGAAGTACTTGGCGTATTGGGCCGCCTGTTTGCCCTTGGGGATGCGCCACAACGTGCCGACACTGGCCACGCTGATCGCGGCATTGGTGTCGTGAAAACAGACTTTCTGTTTGCGCAGAATGCCGGCGATGATATTTTTCCGGTCTTCCTTATCGCAGATCAGCCGAAACGGGATACCGAACTCATTCAGCGTTGCAGCGATCTGGGCAACCAGTTCTTTACGGTGGGCGAAAATACAGGCGGCGCCCTGGTGCTTGGAAATGATCGAGGCGATCAGCCGGGTTTTCCCCCCGCCGGTCGGGATCACGCATAAAACGTTCTGGTGACCCAGGTCCCATTCCAGGTAGATCCCGGTTTCGGCTTTCTGTTGATACCCGCGAAGGCTGACATGCTTGCGCACCCCAGCGGCGATCTGGCTCGCCTTGAAATCGAATGCAGACATTCAAAAATTCCCCATTGACAATACCGTTAATGGTGAATAAAGTTCGGGCCGTAGTCAAGACAAACCAACGGAGTCAACCGGATGAAACGAATTTTAGGATTGGCGGCGCTGATGGGCTCAATAATCGCCTCTGCGACGACTAACGCAACGCGCTTCAGTGCAGGCGGCCGCGGCGCCAGTAAACGCCCTTGGAAAATGTTGCAGGCCTACCGCGAACGCTACGGCTACAAACCGAACCCAGAGCAGCCGCGTTTCTGGCACAACATCAGCGAACCGGTTCAGGTTCAACGATTCCGTGACGCGCAGGTTAAACGCCTGCGCAAAGCTGCGAAGTTGTCTCGAGACACGGCCGCTGCAACGAACAATAACTGGGCGCACGGTATCGGCAAACGTGGTCTGCACCTTACCCCGGTACCGGAGTTTTCCGGCCGCCTCAACCCTTTCTATATCGCCAAGTGAGTCAAACTACTATGCAAATTTCTCTCAACCCTGCTGACGAACAACCGAGCACGCTGCGCGCTGTCGCCCTGCTGCTCAATTCCATCGCTTCCGACCGTGACGGCGGCAAGCCTGCAACTCAGGTAAACGTGCACCTCCCAAACGCTGTAGCTGGTGCCGAAACGCCGCCCGCACCTCCGCCGCTGGAAACTGCGAACGGTGCCAACGCTACCTCGACGAACGAAACCAACAGCAATGCCAACACTTCGAACGCTTCCGGCGAACTCGATAAAAACGGCCTGCCGTGGGATGAACGCATCCACTCCAGCAGCAAAAACACCAATGCCGACGGAACCTGGCGCTATCTGCGCGGCGGTGACCCGGTTTACCGTGCCCAAATCGAAGCCGAGCTGCGTGCAGCCCAGGGCGGCGATCAGCAACAACCGCCACCGCCGCCACCGTTGAACCAGGGTGCCGAGACCCCGCCACCTCCTCCGCCTCTGGAAAACAAACCTGCTGATGCCGGCGGCGCCCCGGTTGAAATGAAAGAAGTGTTCAGCCGCGCGGCGAAGCTGCCGAAGGATCTGCAGACCATGGCCCTCGACGCCGTCGGCCTTTCCTCGATGGCCGAATTCCTCAAGGCCGTCAAGGAACGCCCAGAAGTGGCTGCCGAACTGCTACAGGCGGTGATTGCCGTCGAAGGTGATGATTGACCGGGCATAGCCGCCTAGCTCCGTCGAGTGCATTCCGGTGGGTGCCTTGCCCATTTTCGGTCGCACTCGGCGAGCAATTCCCCGCCCTGACGCAAGACCCGTCAGGGCCCGAGGGCACCGCGGCCCATGAGGTCTGGTTGATGATGCTCAACGGCTACACGCCGGCACTCGGCGAGCTGACATCCGAAGGCATCGTGATCACGGATGAAATGCTTGAAGGCGCCCAGCAGTTCGTCGATAAGGTGCACGAAATCGCCGACCCGTACGACGCTATGCACAAAGTCAGGCTTGAAGAAACAGTCGAAATGCGCGGGATTCACCACGTCATGTTCGGCACTTCTGACGGCTCGATAGACCTGCTGGAAGAGTGCGGCCAGTGGCACCTGATCGATTACAAGTTCGGGCATCGAGCGGTCAGCCCGTTCGAAAATCTGCAGCTCGCCAGTTATTTTTTCGGCGAGTGCGAGCGTCTGCAGCTCACGGAAGAGCAAATCGATAATTGCAGCGTGTTTTTCCATATCGTGCAGCCTCGGTGCTTTCACAACCGGCCGGCGAACATGACGTGGGAAACGACCGGTAAGAACTTGCGGCACCTGTGGCGCGCGATGAAAGAATCCGCACTGGATGCCATGACGCACGAACTCGGGGCCCGTCCTAAGGTCGGCGCCTGGTGCCGGGATTGCCCAGGCCGAAGGGCCTGCCCAACGTTGCGCACCAACGCCGGGGCGAATATTGACTGGATCAACCGCAGTTGGCCCGTCGAAATGCCACTGGACGCCGCAGGCCTGGAACTGAAGTTTGTCGAAGCAGCGCTAGCCCAGCTTGAAGCCCATGCAACGGGTTTGCGTGAACAGGTCGAGCACGGCATCGAAACCGGTGGTTACTGCCCAGACTGGGCGCGTGAAACTGGCAAGGGGCGCGGGCGCCACTGGACTGTGCCGGCCGCTGAAGTTTTTGCACTGGGCGACATGGCCGAGACCGATTTGCGCAAACAGGTCGAACCGATCACCCCAACGCAGGCAATTGAAGCATTTAAGAAAAAACGCTTTGACACCTCAGTCATAGAAGAATATTCTGCACCCAACCCCGGATCGGTCAAGTTGATTGCCCGGACAGACAACCTCGCTCATCGCGTATTTGGAGTTAAATCATAATGGCATGGCATGATGCAGACCACGTAATCACCTGTGACGGCATTGTTATTTGGGAAGCCGTCACCAAACCCGACGTCAGCGATAAAGATCAGTCGCTGACCTGGAACCTGCGCATCGCAGTAAACCCCAATGCTCCAGAGGTTGGCGAACTCCGTCAGCTGCACGAAAAAGCGTTGCGCGAAAGCAAGAAACCGAACGTCAATCTGCAACGCCCAGGTAACAATCCGATCGGGCAGATCGATGCGCCGAAGTTCCCTGAAATCGATCCATCCTGGCTGGTGTTCAGTGCAGGTACGAAACAGGGCGCACCCACCGTCATGTCTGCCGATGGCCATGAGCTGCAGCCGATGACTTATGGCCCGCAGCTTTATAACGGTACGATCGTCCGTCTGCTGGTGCACGCCTACGCCTATGACAACGTTCAGAAGGGCGTGAACTTCGGCCTCGACGGCGTTCAGATCATCAACAGCCAAGCCCCGCGCCTGAGCATCGGTGCCGCTGGCATGTCGAAGGATGCGGTTAAAGCGGCATTCGGCGCGGTATCGGGCGGCAGCCAGCAACCGCCGGCTCAACAGCAGCAACAAACCCCACCGCCTCCGCCGCAACAACAGCAATCGCACCAGCCGCCTCCTCCGCCACACACCGGCTACATGGGCGGGGATCAGCAACAACCGCCACCACCGCCACCGGCTGCAGTCTTCCCGCCTGCCGGCTGGTGGCCACATCCTGCCGCCCCGGGCAGTTTCTACAATGCCCAGAACGAAGTGCTGACCGAAGCGTTGCTACGCGCCCGCGTCGGCGCATAATCGACAACCGATCAACCCGACGGCTCCGAAAGGGGCCGTTTTTGTCTGAGGCGTTAAACGATGTTAGAACAATTGAAAATTCTTCTAGATGCCGCCCGGTACAGGGCTAAAGCGGCTGAACAGGATGACGCTCATAATTACGATTCTTGCGTCGCTTTAGGGCGGCTTGTCGATCGACTTGAAAGCGCCGTCGCTGCGGCCGAAACTTATGAAGGGTTGATGTCGCAATGACCAGCATGCCGCCACCTCCGCCGGCGCTGCCCTACGGCTTTCAGATCCAGGTCGGCCCCGGCGTCAGCACCGTGCTTGCCGATTGCGACTTTGAAACCTACAGCGCGGCAGGTTTTCGCTGGTGCGGGCCTACGCCGAAAAAACCATTGGGCCATTGGCAGGGGCCGCCAGGGGCTGCGCAGGGCAAGAAAGGTCTTCCGGTGATCGGCGTTCGGGTTTATGCCGAAGACCCGTCAACCGAAGTCCTCACGTTCAAATACGACCTGAAGGACGGACGTGGTAAGCGCGGATGGAAACCGGGTCAACCGAATCCGCAGGAGCTGTTCGACCACTTTGCCGCAGGCAAACTATGCGAAGCGCACAACGCAGGATTTGAACAGACGATATGGGAACAGGTCTGCGTTCCTAAATACGGCTGGCCCTCGATCAATCCAGCTCTCTGGCGCTGCAGTGCGGCCAAGTCCCGGGCATTCGGGCTACCTTCGGCCCTGGCGGATGTTGGTCAAGCGCTGAACCTGGATACGCAAAAGGACGCCGACGGCAAACGCCTGCTCAAGCTGTTCAGCTGGCCGAAAGACCCGACGAAAAAAGACCCGCGCTGGCGAGTGCTGCCCAGTGAAGAACCAGCCGACGCCGTCAAGCTCGACAACTACTGCGAAACCGATATTGAGGTCGAAGCCCAGGTCAGCGCACGGTGCCCAGACCTGATGCCGCAGGAACTGGACTATTGGCTGGCCGACCAGGCGATCAATCGTCGCGGGATCGGCGTAGATATGAACGCGGTGCACGACTGCATCGCCGTCGTCATGGAAGTTCTAGCCGCCTATGACGAAGAAATGTTCGACCTGATCGGTCTGCGCACCAGCCAGGCGAAAAAACTCGTCCAGTGGATGGCAGACAACGGCGTTCGCGGATCGGACGGGCGCCCGGTCAAGTCACTGGCTGCTGAAGAACTGGAATTCCTATATGAACAGCGCCATCTGTACCCGCACCCGGTCGGGCGCGTCCTGGAAATTCGGGGCCTGACGGCTTCGGCCAGCGTCAAGAAAGTGTTCTCCATGGCCAACCACGCCAACCGGAACGCGCGGCTATGCGACCTGTTCATTTACCACGGGGCGCGCACGGGGCGTGACACCCACGCCGACGTGCAGCCGGGCAACCTGCCGAAGACTGGGCCAGATCTGCGCTGGTGCGATAACCAGGGCGTCTGCCGGCGGCCCTACGCGAAGTACGTCGACAACTGCCCATGGTGCGGCTGTTCGGCGGCTTTCTCTACGGAAAAATCCCCAATCGAGCAGGACGAACGCTGGTGCTTTGAAGGCGTTGAACACGTTCTGGAAATCCTGCGGCTGCGCTCTATGGCGGCGCTCGAATACTTTTTCGGCGATGCGCTGCTCTGCATATCCGGTGTGATCCGATCACTCTTGGTCGCCGCCGAAGGTCACCGGCTGCTGTGCTCCGACTACGCCAGTATCGAGGCGGTCGTTTCGGCGGTACTGACGGGCGAGGCCTGGCGCGTCGAAGCGTTCCAACGTCGTGAGGATATCTACCTGCATGGCGCGGCCGGCGTAACCGGAAAAACCTACGAGTGGTACAAAGAAAACGGGTTTAAGAAGCACCCCGACCGCCAGAAGATCGGCAAGCCGGCGGAACTGGGTCTAGGGTTCGGCGGGTTCTCCGGCGCTCTGTTTGCCTTTGGTTTTGAGGGCGACAAGAAGGAAGCCGATAAGGTCTGGATGGCCTGGCGAGCGGCCAGTCCGCAGTTCGAGGAAATGTGGGGCGGCCAGTATCGAGGCGTGCCGTGGTCGCCGACAAGCATCGAGTTCTTCGGCCTTGAAGGCGCTGCGGTAAACGCCACACTGCACCCTGGCGAGATTTGCGGCTACCGCGGCATCAGCTACCAGGTTATCGACGACGTGCTCTATTGCACGTTGCTGAGCGGTCGGCGCATGGCCTATCACCAGCCGCGGGTTTGGTACGGGGCGAAGCGTGACGGCTGGCAAGAGTGCTATTCGCTGACCTACATGACGTGGAACACCAACGCCAAGATGGGGCCCAAAGGCTGGGTTCGGATGGAAACCTACGGCGGCCGACTGTTTGAAAACGTCGTTCAGGCTACCGCCCGGGACATCATGGCCCATGCCGTGGTCAACCTTGAGCGCGCGGGCTACCCGGTCGTGCTGCGGGTGCACGACGAAGTGGCCGCCGAAGTGCCGAACGGTTTCGGATCCCTGCAGGAATTCGAAGCGATCTTGACCGATCTGCCGTGGTGGGCGAAAGGCTGGCCGATCCGTGCGGCTGGCTGGGAGGGGCAGCGCTACCATAAAGATTGATGCCGACGAACGGTCGATAATATCGTTTGACAGGTAGGTTAAAGGCGAATAGAGTTAGCTCAACGAAACGAGAAACAGCAACCCGGTTCGCCGGCCCATAAATAACGGAGTAAACAGCCATGCTGACCGCCGCCATTATCTTGCTCATCCTGTTTTAACCCTTCGCCAACCTGCCGCAAGCCCCTTCACTGGGGCTTTTGCAGTACCGGGATTCCCTCGGAACTCAAATTTTATAAGGACTTCACCATGTTCGGTTTCTTGAAGAAAAAAGCAAAAGTTGCGATGCGCGACGTTTCCAAGTTCGACAAAAAAGATCTGATGGAAGCCACCGTCGGTATCTGCGTTCTGGTCATGTACGCCGACGGTACCGCCGAAGACGCCGAACGCAGCAAGATCCAAAAGATCCTCGACAACACCCCGGCGCTGGCGAACTTCGGTCCCGAGGTCCAGGTCTGTTTCAGCCGCTTCGACGCGCTGTGCCGGGACGCCGGCATGATCATGGCCCGTTCGCAGATCATGCGCGAAATCAAAGACTGTCAGGGCGACACCCGAGAAATGGAAGACGTTCTGGTTACCGGCCTGACCGTCGCACTGTCCGATGGCGAAATGGAAGAGGCCGAGGAAAAGATTCTCAAAGAGGTAGCCAGCGCCTTCGGCCTTCGTCTCGAAAGCTTCCTCGGTTGAAGCTGAAAATCTGGATCGGTGTTGCTGTCGGGGTTGCGCTTGCAGCCTCGGCCGCCAGTAACTGGACCACTTGCGCGTGGTACGGCTACCAGACCGACAGGACAACGCGCTATGCCCTCGGGGTCGGCTGCCTTGTGAAAATGCCAACAGGCTGGACGCCACGCGCCGAGATTCGAACTGAACAATAACTGCAAGGAGGAAAACCCATGTACGCCATCGTTACGGCAATCCTGATCGCTACAACGCCCGGTCTCGCGCCGGAAAACAAAGCTGCGTATTTTTCTGCCGAAGGCCCTGAACTCTGCTACGCCCAGGCCGACAAGCTGAACGATCGCGACGACTCGACTCTTTACGTTTGCAAGGTGGCCGAATGAGTAACCTGGTCTTGACCCGTACAGCGGGTAAATCGATTCGCCTGGAAATGCAGCCGGGCGCCTTTCACATCTTGACGGTGGCTTATGTGGGTGGCGAGCAGATCAAACTGGAGCTAACCAATCCAGACGGCTCAACGCAAAGCAAACGCCTCAACGTGGGCGCCGAATGGCCGATCGGTTCCGGACTGACGATCAAGCTGATCGGCATTCAGTTTCGGCAGGCCAAGCTGGGGTTCGATGCCCCGCAGAGCGTCAAGATCGTCAGGACTGAACTACTGGAGCGCGTGCAATGATCCTTGATATCACGATTGACCAGGCGCTGATCGAGCTCAAGCGAACCGAGAAAGCCCTACTGGCGTTGCGCAATGCGCGCAAACTGGGCGACCGGCGCTGCATCAATACTGGCTGCACTGCAGCATGGAAGCCGCAGCCTTTCGGTATCGGTGACGAGTGCGTGCACTGTGACGGCAAAATGGCACTATGCATGAACCCTATCGTTGAGCACGCAACGGCCAAGCGGGCGTCGCTCGACTTGACCCGTAAACTGGCAGATTTGAGGGCCGGACGATGAGCCCGCTGACCCTATTACTGGTTGTCGGTCTGTGCTCGGCTGACGGTCCTGAACGCGTTTGCAGCTACATGGATGTGACGCAGCGGATGCAGGTCGCCTCCGACGTTGAGTGCTACGATCTGGCGATGCAGGCCAATCGGCACAACATCGAAATCGGCGAAACGCCGCGCTACGATTGCGTGTCGGCGACCAAGTTTCTCACCCTGGTCGGCGAGAAACCGACGCCTGAACCCGCTGTAGTGGTCAAGCCGCGCAGTGTATTGTAACCACCCGTTGTTAAACTGAAGAGGACACCGCAATGCCAACCCCTAATTGGGCTGAAGCCCCCGCAGTTGCTACACATGCATGGCTAGATGAAGAGGGCTCAATGCTACACTGGGTGAAATTCGAAAACGAGCACTACTTCTTCTTCAGGGACGGGATCTGGCCGGTCGTTCCGCTCGATTTACTGCACACCCGCGGTTCGCTTGTCGCTCGGCCGTAGCCCTTCGACAAAACGTTCGCAGGCCAGGGCGGCTACTCGGTTTCGGTCAAACGTTTTACTGAGTTCTGAGAGTCGGCCCTGACAGCTTCCGTACAGGTCGGATAACACCATAGCGGCGCGGGTTGCTGACGCGCTGCTGACGGGAGTATCGGCACCTGGGCGGGCTCCACCGAGACGGGCCTGCAGTCCGGCAAGTTGTTCGCGCAACCGGCGGTTATCAGCATCAAGCCCATCACCAGAAGCGCGTAGACGTTCTGTTTCTTGAATTGCATCGCGTTGGACTCCGGCCGCCCAGTCTTGACGGCGTTGCTCTTCTGTACGTTGGGTCAGTTCGGCGGCCGCTCGGGCTTCAGCATCCGCGGTGTCGCGTTCCGCCCATCTGGTTTCCCAGTCAGCTCGCTCGGTTGAAACCCCGTGCCGGTAGCAGCCATAAGCCGCGCCGGCAGCGATCGCAACTGCAATGATGTACGGGGCGAAACGCCGCAACAGGTCAAAGCCCATAGGCGGCCATTGCGTCGGCGTAGGACTTTTTCCATTTAGCGCGCAGCTCTTCAGGCTGTCGGGCGTAGGCTCCCGGGCGCCAGGTGCGCAGGTACAGGGCCCAGCCTTCGGCTTCATCGCCAGGGTCGGGCAACGGTTTCGGGTCGGTGTAATAGAGCAGCCGCGCCATGCCGGCGGCAAGAACCGGATCGGTCTTCAAGGCTTGATAAATCGAATCGGGGTCGAATGCAACCTTGCGCGCATTGCACAGCAGTTTCGAGGCGGCATAGACGGTTTTGAACTGGGGGTTGGTGACACCCTTGACGCCACCTCCACGCTCAAACTGGTAGTCTCCGACGGCTGGACCGCCAACCTGTTTCGGCAGGCGCTGCGGGTTCTCCTGCCGACTGGTGGCGTAGAGTTGAACAGCAGCGGCCAGTGAATCCATATTTGCCGGTAATAGCGCAAAGCCTGCGGCAATATCGGTTTTCAGCGTCATACGTGGGCCCTGCCTTTAAACGGCGGAACGATCTTGGCCAGATTGCCGCGACAGCCCAGGACCAGGCCGAACACCGATAGGCAATAGGCCGTTTGCAGCACCGTCGAGACGATATAGACGACAGCCGGAGGGGAAAGGAAAGAGTAAACGGCGAGGGCTGCAGAGGAACCCGCCAGCACGACCGCAAACAGCGAAACCATCGGGCGCCAGCGCGAACCTTTACCGGAGAATGAGGCGAGCAGAATAAAAGTCGCCAGGTAGACCAGGCCCCGGGCGTAAACGATAAATTCTTCAAACCCCATCGGAATCACCCCGGCGTTTTAACATGGGAATTCTGTCAAGGATAGACTCTAGCCAAGCTGGCAAAGGGCCACTGCGATCGACGACAAAATAGAATGCCGTGAAGGTTACCGCAGCCATGGCCGACACAACAGCCGACACCAACATCGCCTTTTCGTTCCACGGTGGGCCGCCGCTGTAGGTGAAAACACCGCCTGCGTAGCCCATGCCCATCGAAAACGGGATCAGCTTCAGACGCTGCCAGCCGGTCGTGATCATCGGTGCGAATAGAAAAAAGCAGCATCCGAATGCCGCGCCGGTTGCTGCCCATGGGTTGATTGCCGCTCCGATTGCGAACAGGGTCGCACAAAGCCAGCCAGCGCACTGATCAGACATTACGCCCCCTCGCCAGTCATATTAAATTAGTGGCGAGTGTATCACGGGCGCAACGTCCAGCCATTACAGGCCGTCGATCAGATGATCATGTCGAGCGGCGTCATAACGACCTGGCAGCTGATGAGGTTTCGCGTGGTCGTGCCGTTGTGCTTGATATTCAATTCCCAATAGGAGCCGGGGGCCCCATAAACGTCAGCGGTAAAATGGATTCCGTCGCCGTAGGGGTTGGCCTTGCCGTCAAATCCATAGGTTGCGCTGACCCCCTTCCAGCGAGCACCGGCAGACGTCTGGATCTGGGCAGAAATCGCCTTGGCCAGGTTGTCGCCGGCATCGATCACGATATCGACTTCAATGCGCATTTTCGAACAGCCATTCGGCATGTTGAATCGTGTCGGGTTGGCCGGTATGAAGGCCCCGGCGACGGTGTCATATTGCGGCGTTGTGTTGAACGCAATGATGTTGTCCGCACTGGCGTTGGCCAAAGACGGCGTTGTTTTGACGATTCGCGTATTCCGGCCATCAATCAGGTACGGGTATAGGCCATCAGGAATAAAAGGTCGAAGCGGGCTGTAGGCGCGAAGGTCCGTAATGATGTTGCGCGGATCCAGTTTGAAGTATTCGCTGGCCTGTTTGCCCGTAGTACCTTGGAACGCTGCGAAGTACCCGGGAAGGTCCAGAGACGACAGGTTGCGGATCAACGGGCTGCTAACCTGGCCACTGTAATTGCCAAACGTCATGGTATTAGGCACCTGGCCCTGAATACCCATGATGCAGGCGTCCGGATCACCAGCAGGCCCGCAGAACGCTAGGCCACCGGTCACGCTGACTTCAGATTTATTCCAGGGAAACAAGGTGTCCAGCACCGCCAGGTGATCGACGATGCGCATGCCGCCAAATTCGCCGCCCCAACGCACGTCAGTCGAAATGAAACTGCCCCAGTTATCCGCCCAACGCACCTGCGAAGGTCGGTCGACGCCGTAAGTGCCGACGTCGGGAATACCGAAGCCCCGGTTAATGAATAGGCGTGTCTGCGCCGTCGGGTCCAGCGGAGTGGCGCCGCGGTTGTTAATCGAAGCTGCACTCGCATCCAGGTTGGTAGAGCTGGGTTGAAACCACGGGTCATTAATGACCATGCTGTCGAAGCAGTTGTCGATAATCCGACGACAGGCAATCCAGCGGCAATTCGCCATAGTGCCGTTGGTCGACATGTGAGTCCAAACGCCGCCAGTTGCCTGGGTTTTGATCGAGTAGCTGCTGGACAGAAAGAACTGGCAGTGGTCGACCTGGTACATCGATGAGTTGATGTTGCCGTTATGCACACGCAGATGATGCCGGCCGCCGACGAACTGCATACCCGACATTCTGAATTGATAGAAGTCGATGTCGAAAATGTCAGCGTTCGGATCATCCTGTTTGATGATCGCCGAGTCGCCATCGATCTCCAGATACGGGCCCCAGTTGATCGCCGCAGTCACCCGATAAGTGCCCGCTGGGAAATATGCGATCGGCGACGTCCCCGAGTAAGCAGCCGTCAGCGCGCCGGATGTGGTCAATCCCGATTGAGTTTGCGCGATGATGTAGTTCGCAAGCGCCTGGATGGCCGCCGTATCGTCCGCAACGCCGTCCCCCACCGCGTTAAATGGTGCGTCCTTGACGCTGACGTGTTCGGCCAGTTTCTGGAACAGGGTGCGGCCGCCAAAACCGATGATTGTCGTGCCATCGGATGCCGCCAATGCTGCTCGCAGCGACGCATCGCCAGTCGATACGAATTTCGGCTGATCGATTACCCAGTTGTTGACAGTCGTATATGGCAGGGTCAAGGAGGGGCCGGGACGCCAGTACTCGCCGTCCTTCGACATGACCTGGTTCGGACGCGTGAATGTCAGCTCGCCGACGTCATCATAATCGCCGATGAATTCATAGCCGCTGTTCAGCAGGAAGTTCGTCCAGTCGGTCTCGATCCCGGACCAGGACTTACGCACGTTGCCGAACCGGTCAACCCAGGTAATGTTTTCGCCATTGACGGCGTCGTCGAGGTTCGAGACGTTGTTATAAAACGGCTTGACCTCGGTCGTCCCCAGCGGCAGCGACGCAGTCGGATAAAGGTTGGACATTACTCGACCCCTTCAGTGAATCGGCTTTTCAGCAGGGCATGACACTGCTTGATGAAGTCGATGTCTTCCTGCGGCAACGGCGGCATCGGTGGTTCCATTACGGCCAGGTGGTCGTTAACGAAGTCCATCTGTGCCTGGGCGTCACCTTCGAGTGTGATGGCCGTCCGGTGCCAGGCGCAAGAAAGCTCAATGTCGTCTTCCATGAGCAGGAACGCTAGGCGGATCTGGAGCAGGCCGGAGCGGTGCAACTCAGGCTGGTCAAGAACTGTTTTTCTGTAGATCATTGTGTCCACCTTAAGCTGTGGCGTATGTGCCGCTGATAAGTATGTTCTTCTGAGTGCCGCTTGGGGCATTTGCCTGCGTCAGTGTTGCGGTTGTTCCGGCCGCCACGTTCATGACTTCAAACTGGATATTCGGCGAGCTGACTAACGCAAAGACTTGCGGTGTGGTTACTGCAGACACGATGCCAGTCCACCTCCCAATCGATGCAACGGGCGTCCCACTGCCGGAAGCAATCGGCAGGCCTGTTAGGCGCAAAGAGCCTGAAGCAGTTGTATATGTGAACGTGGTAGTCGTGACCGTACCGTCATATGTAAACGCACGACCGATCTTTGTGTAGCGCCCGCTTTGCGAACTGTAAACGACGTTAAGGTCACCTGCAGTAGCAAAGGTGATGCCCATCGTCCAGGTTCCCTCTTCATAATCGTCAAGGGTGTTGGGATCAGCTGACGGGATTTGCGTAGCAGGGAACGCCGCCTGCCCGCCGGTAAGGGTTAGCAGACCGGATACTGTCGGAGTGACCAAGGTCAGGGCGTCCGGCAGTGTCAGCGTCGGGTTCCCGGAGACCCCGTCACCGTTCGTTACAGTGACTTTATTGGCCGTACCGGTCAGCGTGCGCGATGAAACCGTGCCCGCCCCGGTTCGCGAAATAAAACCGGTGCCGCTATTTGCCGCCAGGGCTGCCAGGTCGACGTCATACTGCTGAACGTCGGTGCCGATTGTCAGCCCGATGGCGGTACGGGCAGCGCCTGGGTTTGCCGATCCGAGAAAGGTACGAATAAACGTTTGCCAGGCACTGAGAATGCCGGTCCGCAACTGGGTCCGGGTCTGCTTGCGGGTCTGCCCAGCCTGCACGACGTAGTGCAGATCCGCTTCGGAGCCTGCGCCGGCTGGTGGTTGGTCTGAAAGTTTACCCGACATGCTCAGTTCTCCAGATAAAAAGGTGTGTCGTCTTCAAGCGTCATCGGCGTGCCGTCTTCAAGCTGGACCTGGATCAGCGGCCCCCGGATATCGAGCGGCCATTCGCGGTTCATCGCGATGTCGAAAATGTCCTTATTCAGCAGGAAACTCGGCATCAGTGACCATTCACCCGGCAGCACCGCACGTTCGCGCAGTTCCAGTTCGGCGCTGTACGCCCACAGGTTCGGACCTACCCGGCTCGGGCCTGAATAAACTCCGGTAAACCTGCAGGTGTAGTCCTGAAACCCGATCGGGGTGTCGAGCGGGCATTCGAACCACAGCGAGCCATCGACCAGCTGGTCACGCCACCAAACTTCAAACAGCTGGCCTTCGGAATCATTGAACAACCAATTGATCTTGGCGCCCATAGGCACGTTGGTGAAACGCCGCCGTTGGCGGGCGCGACCGCTCTCCAGATCCGAGCGCAGTAACGGCGATTGCAACTGGTACGATCGACCGGAATGCAGGCCGACCGGCAACCCTACGGGGTAATAGACTGTCATGGCGCCGTCGCATCGTCTGATAGATAAACGCGAACATCATAACCTACCATTTCCACCGATGCGTCAAAAACTCCCTTGGGGCTGATCGAGGTCACCAGGACTTTGTAGACCCAAGACACCGTCGGGCCGAACAGGATGTGCGGCGGGTCTTCGTTATTGTCCCAAGAAACATCGGGCACGAAGTCCAGCGGCGGCACGGAAAAGGTGAAATCGTCGATCCTGGTCGCCACGTAAGGGCCCGACAGGGTGCCGTCCTTACGGCGCAGGGCGGCCAGGTAAACGCCCGGTTCGTCCCAGTTCAACGGCTCGGAAGACGTCAACACCGCACCGCCGATAATGGGCAGGTACTCCAGCAACAGCGCCGACTGGCCGTAGCCTGGAATGTCCGAGCACACGGCGCAATATGACAGGTAGCGACTGTTCAAGGCGTCGCCCGGGGTGCTGAAGCTGAAGCGATCGCGACGGTACTCATGAATCCGACGGCGCCGCATGCCGAACTGATAGGCTTTGTTGCGATCGGTGATCCCCGGGGCGCTGATCTTGTCGACCCGCATGCCTTGCAACGGGTCACTGGGCAGCCGGCAGTCGACCACTTCTTCGGTCCAGGTCGTCGAATCCTGATAGGTCACCTGAACGCCGTCGAAGTCATTGGCCGATTTCAGATCGGATTCCATCACCAGTTCTTCGGTCATGTTCTGTGCGCTATAGCCGTGTTCGAGCACCGTGCGCGGTTCATCCCGAACGGGGCGCAGTAGGCCACGGTCTAGCGTGACTTCGGAAAACCCACAGCCCAA